CAAATGTGTTTTGCCATATCGACAGTTAAAGAATAATCTTGTACTTCTTGTTCTCCGCCGTATTGATTGCCCTGTACCTTCAAGTACACCCCTGTAAAATCTTGATTTTCAATAAATTCTTGTGAGTTCGTTTCAAACCATGCTGAAAATCTTTTACTGATTTCAAGAGTTTTGTATAACTCTCTAGCCGACACAGTTGGCTGTTCTGTATCGTAATTAACTTTAATCAAGTCGTTCATCATCCTCTATCACTCCATTTTTTCAATCTTAGCCAGAAGCTGTTCCACATTCTGATCCAATTCTCTTAAAACCGCAACATTCTCGACCACTGACGAATATTTAAGGTTGTCGTTTAAAATTGTTATCGGGTTGGACATTTTGACCATTAACTGTTCCCAGGCATTTAAACTCTTTCTGTAATATCCTTGCACCTGAAGCAAATGTGTTTTAATGTCACCCAACTCGCTTTTAGTCAGCATATTGCTTTCTTTCTCATTCAATTCCATCACTCCAATTCTTTAATTCTTAAATTTCGTTTAAAAGTTTCCATGCACTCTGATTTGCATTTTTCAACAACTCAAATTCCTTAACCATAACAGGATTCTCTAAGTTGCCATCCGAGTCTTTCTTTTGCGCAAACTTTTCCCAAACTTCAATCATTTGTGCAAAAAATCCCTCTGTGAACATTAAATAAGTTTCGACATCGTCCCATTCACGATTAGTGAGCGTGATGCTTCGCTCTTCAAATGGTTCTAATGTCATATTTCTAATAATTTGAATACCATATTCGTTGGCACATGTATGTTCAATTCTGCATCCTCTATATTTCTCCCAGTCGGTGCAAAAGAAAGCTACATCTGCAGTAGCAAGTAACTCAAGCGACTTTGCAAGATACCAAAGTGGATTAGCGCCATGAGGTGCTTCCTGAAAGAAAGAATCAATAACCTCTACATCCTCATTCAGCATTTTTTTTGTTACTTTTACCGCCTTTTCTCTTTCGGCAAGAATTTCTTCATCTGTTTTGTCTCGCATTGGCTGCGAAATAAATAATCTTTTCATTTTGTTACTCCTTTTATGCAACTTAAACGACATATTTTTTGTGTGCCTGTGCTAAATCATCTTCGGATAAATCGAGATAAATCTGTGTTGTTTCAGTGCTCTCATGCCCCAGCATCTTCGATACTTGCAAAAGTGGCATTCCCCTCTTTAATGCCATAGTCGCACACGTTCGGCGGAATTTATGCGGATTTGCTTTGTCTATCCCCGCTCTTTTTGCTATTCTAACAACCACCTTTTCGATGGAGGCTTTATCTACATGCTCATCTTTTGACATTTTTTCTGGGTCTTTCCACCAATTTTTCATAATTTCTTTTGACATTCCTTTTTTATTCCACGTATTAAACAACTTTCCTTTCGGGAATAGAAATGGATTATTATCTTTGCGTTCATTTAGATATTGTTCTAGTGCTAGTTGTGCTTTAGCGTTTAGATAAACATATCTTTCCTTTGCACCTTTTCCTCGAACTAATATCTTGCTACCTTCAATGTCTACTAACAGAATTTCCGTCAATTCAGTAACTCTGCATCCTGTCGAAAGTAACATTTCAACTATCGTTTGTTCTCTTGCGTTTTCCGTTGCGAGTCGTAGCTTCTCAATTTCTAATTCTGTAAAAGCTTTCTTTTTTATTTTTTCTGTTTTAATTTTATCCACTTTTGACATCGGATTCCGTTTGATTATTTCTTCTGTATAAAGCCAGCTGAAAAAGCTGCTGAGAATCGCTATTTCACCTGCGACCGTTGCTTTAGATATTTTATCTTTAAGTCTGAATGCTATATAGCAACGAATATCCTCTGCTGTAATATCATCAGCAGTTTTTTCTATTTGTTTCAATGTTATTTTTATATTTCTTGCGTAGCTCTTTAATGTTTTATCTGTACAGCCTTTTACTTGCTTCGCAAGCAAGAAATTTTTCAGAAGATATTCATTTCTATCTTCCTGCACCTCAACTACTTTTGTATGTCTGCTTGTGATTTCTACATCGCTCAAAAGCAAATATAAATCACATTTTGCCTCTCTTACATCATCAATTCCACTAGTTGCCCATACCGCCAGTTTGTTAATAACCTCTTCACGACAATCTTGATTTTCATCCATCGTTAATCTCCTTAAAGTACTAAAACATTATCTTTGCACAACCATGCTCCGTCTGAACAAATCCGTCGTTTTTTTCTGCACTTTCCAAAAACTCTACTACTTCACGCTGTGTCTGAAACGCTTTAAAAATATTATGCGTCACTGTCCAGCACAAGAAATACTTATATGACGTTCCGTCATATAAATCCAAATTTGCTGGCATTTCTGTTAAAATCATTTGATTGTTGAGCTTTGCAGCCAACTTTTCCATTCTTTTTCGCATTTTTGCCACTCTCCTTTTTATGCTGTTCTCTCTAAACTCTTTACAAATTTCACACCGTACATAAATGTGCGGAAATCCTTTTCTTCCTCTGCTGTAAGCATTGCAAGAAATTGCTTCAAGTTTGCTTTCAATAGGAAGCATTGTCTCAGGTTTTCTTGTTTCTGTCATAGTACATTCTCCTTTCTACTTAAAATGCTTTTGTTTCCTGTTACCAGCTTTTTAAGCCATAAGCATGATACAAAGACCTGCTGTAACACCTGCCAGAATCGCTGACGCAATAATTAATAATGTTACCTGTTTGAATAATTCTTTCATACTGCTTGCCTTTTCGATGGATTTATGATAGTCTTTCAAAAGAGGGTTAGGGCTTTCGCCCTTTCCTCTAGGATAATGATTCTACTATCATTTTTACGACTGAGAGTAGAGTTCCTATTTCTAGTACGAGCTGGGTAAGTGCTGCTATCACTTTCCTAGCTCTTTTTATTTTCTTCACTAAGTCGTCCATCGTTTTTCTCCTTTCTTTTGTTCCTTACAAGAACAGTATAGTTCATCCAAAGAAAAATGTCAACACTTTTTTGTTCTTTTAAAGAACTTTTTTTATTGACATTCTCTCTGTTCAGTGTTATTCTGTTCTTATAAAAGAACAAGGAGGTGAAAATATGACTCAAGGCGAACGTATTCGTGAAGTACGCAAATCTTTCGGTTTAACACTTGAAAAATTCGGTGACAGAATAGGCTTAAAGAAAAATTCTGTTAGTCAAATTGAAAATGGAAAAAATGAGCTTACAGACGGAAATGCTTTGGCTATTTGTCGTGAATACAATGTTAACGAGCATTGGTTACGCACCGGAGTTGGAGAAATGTTTGTTAAACCAGACGCTTTTAGCTTAGATGAATTTGCAAAAGCTCGTGGAGCTACCGATTTAGAATTAGAAATCATGAAGGCTTACTTTGAGCTAGATGCAGACATTAGAAAAGCTGTCGTGGAACATTTTAAAACAAAGCTAAGAATTGCTACTGATGCCAATCCAGCTTTGCTTGTTCCCGACAGCCCGGAAGAATTGGAAAAGTTATATCCACCTGTTGAAACAGGAAAAGACGAAAGTAATAAAAGCGATGTTGGATAGCTCACTAATAAGACTATCCAACCACTGAAATTACTTTTTGATGATGATTGCTACATTATTAATATCAAAATTGAGATTGTAATACATCGTATTAATACTCTGATAATATATTGCATATATTTTTCTATCGCCATAGTATATGTACTTCTTTCTCATAATCGCCACACCCTTTCGCAAAAAAGGATATATGACTGATTATAATGTAACATTTTCTCAATTAGTTTTTTCATACTATGTACCTCCGTTTCTGCACAACCCGAAACGAAATTCCTTTCATTATGTTACTACTTTTCAGAACAAAAATAAAGGATTTTACGAACATTCGTTCTGTTTCGGCTGTTTTATCTGCTGTTACATTAATTAAACGCCTTTTTTTGGCAAAAAATTACAGAAAACGGAGAATCGTCCGGTTTACCGGACACTTTTTCATCTGTTACTTAACAGGTGATTCAAACAGGTCTGTTATATGGCATTTCAGACCTTGGGCAAGCTTTTCAAGAGTGCAAATCGTAGGATTTGAATTTTCATTCATACATTCCTGAATTGATGACTTTGATACTCCAGACATAAGTGAAGCCTGCCGAATTGACAATTTTTTCTGATACATAATTTTATCTAATAATATCTTCATGCTATTAGTATTTATCGTTTCTGATAAAATATGTATCAATATATACAATAAAAAGAGGGGGGGATAAAAACTCAATGACGGTTAACGAACGTCTGCGATATGTAAGAAAAAGACTATTATGCCTTACACAAGCTGAGCTTGCATCTGACATGGGTTTAACTTCTAACACAATTGGAGTAATAGAAACTAGAACTAGGAACATAACAGAGCAAACATTAAAGCACTTCTGCGTCCGGTATAGCATAAATGAAGAGTGGATGCGAACCGGAAACGGCAAAATATTCGCAGAACAAAATACACTAGATGCATTTGTGAAAGCTCATGAGGCATCAAAAACTGAAATAGCATTATTTAAAGCATTTCTTTGCATAGAGCCAAAGATAAGGCAGACTATGCTAGAACAGTTTAAAATCAATTTAAATCAAGAAGAGTTAAATCAAGAAGAGGCGATTTCAAATCTGAATTAATTCCCAGAGCAAAATACTTTAACACTTTATTTAATCGAGGGGGAAATCATGGATTTTAAAGAAGAACTAAAGAATTATGTTAAGCGAATCGAGAACACAAAAGATACACTTCAAACCGAGGAAGCAACTAAAATGGCTCTCATCTTACCTTTTTTTCAACTGCTCGGATATGACGTATTTAATACCTCAGAGTTTTGTCCAGAGTATACTGCCGATATCGGAATCAAAAAAGGTGAAAAAGTAGACTATGCTATCTTAGTTGCAGGAGAGCCTGTTATCTTAGTTGAAGCGAAAGCTGCTAACAAAAAGTTAGATAATCATAAATCACAGCTTTTCCGGTATTTCGTTTCTACTCCTGCCAAGTTTGCAATCCTCACGAACGGAATTGAGTACAGGTTTTACAGTGACTTAGATGAAGCAAACAAAATGGATAAAGACCCATTTCTCGCTGTGAATTTATTAAACATCAAAGATGCTCAGATTGCTCAATTAAGTAAATTTCAAAAAGATACATTTAATATTTCTGATATTCTGGATAGTGCGTCACTACTTAAATATGTCAATATTTTTAAAGATTATATCGACCAGCAGTTTCAAGAGCCGGCAGATGAGTTTATTAAGCTCCTGCTGCAACCGGTCTATAAGGGTGTAAAGACGCAAAATGTCATTGAGCGTTTTCGTCCTGTCGTAGCAAAAGCAATGACTGAGTATCTGACCGAAGCACTGAATGAAAAGTTACAGGCAGCACTTGAAACGACTGCAACAACTTCGACGAATGATATTAATGCACTAAAGACAAACGAACACTGGGAAATTCTGAATATTATAAAAGAGATTTTGCAAAATGTAATAGATGTAAGAAAAGTAAGTCTGAAATATACAAGCGCCTATATTGCAGTCTTGTATGAGAAAAATACAAGAAAATGGATTTGCAGAATCACGCTCTCATCCAACCAGCAGAGTCTTATCATTCCGGACAAAAATAAAAATGAACTGCGTTATACTATCAATGATATCTCTGATTTGTATAATTACTCAGAACAAATTATTGAGTCAGCGAGACACTACTTATTCTCTGATACACCATCTGAGAAACAAGAAGAAACAAAAGACGTCTTAAAAACTCGCTGGGGCACTTATCAAATGCCTGAGCCTTATCATGTTTGCATTACAAGAGGACCTCGTACTGATTTAAAAAAAATTAAATAATTCAGGGAGAAAAAAATGGGATTTGGAGAATCAGCAACTATCAAAAAGGTAGGTATTATAAAAGTAGATGAAGAAAATCAAATGTTCCAAATTAAAGGGGCTATTTCAAATAATGGGAAAAAAAGTGGGATTATTGGAAAGACTTTTAAAGGGGCAATGGCTATTGGAACAGCAGGCATGTCAGTAGCAGCAGGAAAATTGCTTGGGACCGGAAAAACAAAAATTGGTTCTAATGACTGGTATCATTTTACTGATTTAATAAGCTATGAATTGGTTGAAAATGATAATATCGTAACTAGCGGTGGAGTTGGACAGGCACTAATTGCTGGTGCTGCATTTGGTGGAGCTGGTGCAATCGCCGGAGGCATCACAGGAAAAAGAGTACAGAAAAAACAGGTTGAATCAATGTATATTAAAATCACATTAAATAATTTTGATACTCCACTTATCACCGTACCTTTTATAACAAAAAAAGTCAAAACTACATCAAAAGAATATTTGACTGCGCTAGAAGAAGCAAACAGCCTTTTAGCAACTTTAGATATCATAGCACATAGAAAATAAACAAAAACCGACTCCTGCGCCAACAGAAGCCGGTTCAACATCCGAAGATGTTATCTCAGTTACCGATTTTATTGTATCATCTTCGGAGCAGTCACGCAAGGAAAAAGAAAGGATTGATAGCATGGCACTAATTAAATGCCCAGAATGTGACTTACAGGTAAGCGATAAAGCACTTTCCTGCCCTCACTGTGGCTATCCCATGGCATCTGCTCCACGAAAGAAATACACGAAACAAGTAAAAAGAAAACGACTTCCGAACGGTTTTGGAAGTATTACAGAATTAAAAAATAACAGACTTCGGAATCCGTTCTGGGTTCGGGTCTGTGTCGGCAAGTTGCCTACGGGAAAATGTATTTTAAAGCCTCTGAAACCTCAGGCTTATTTCAAGACTTACAATGATGCTTATGAAGCGCTTATTGAATATCATAAAAATCCTTATGATTTAGAGCCGGATATTACATTGCTCGAACTGCATGATAAGTGGCTGGAAGAATATTTTAGCAGTTCTGCAAGTTCCGAATCTTACATGCGTACCTTAAATGCTGCCTGGGCTTACTGCTCTTCTATCTATAATATGAGAGCAAAGGACGTCCGAGCAAGGCATATAAAAAGCTGTATTGATGAGGGATATGTTGTTGAAACAAGGGGAAAATATAAAGGAGAAAAGCGTTTTGCATCTGCCAATACAAAGACAAAAATAAAGTCCCTCTTTAATCTGATGTTCGATTATGCTGTAGAATATGAAATTGTGTCAACAAACTTTGCAAGGACTTTTGACATTGCACAGGAAATTACCGACGAAGTAGAGCAGGTAAAGCGTGGGCACCTGCCTTTCTCGCAGGATGAGCTGAAACTTTTATGGGAAAATGTAGATAAAATTCCTTATATTGATATCATTCTGATACAATGTTACTCCGGATGGAGACCTCAGGAACTAGGTTTGATTGAGATGAAAAATGTAGATTTAGAGAACTGGTCCTTCATCGGTGGGATGAAAACGGCAGCAGGAAAAAACAGGATTGTACCGGTTCATTCTAGGATTCGCACACTTGTTAAAAGTAGATATGATGAAGCAGTCAAACTTGGAAGTGAGTATCTTTTTAATGCAACGGATGCCGTCAAAGGCGGTTACAAATTAACTTATGATAAGTACGATTACCGGTTCAAAAAAGTGATATCTGCATTAAAATTAAATCCGGAACATCGTGCGCACGATGGGCGAAACACTTTTATCACTGCTGCGAAAAAAGCAAAAATAGATGAGTATACAATCAAGTTAATTGCCGGTCATAACATTACAGATGTGACGGAAAAGGTATATACACAGAGGGATTTGGAATGGCTTAGAGAAGAAATAGAAAAGATAAAATAAGAAGCAAAACGACTTGGAAAAAGTCTTTAAAGTCAACATTATTCGTTGATTATTTGTTCACTAATCAATTAGAAATGGCTTAAAATCAAGGTTTCTTGTCTCCGTAGAAGAAGCTGCTAAAGCTGGTAAATTCTAAGAACTCCTTTAAAATTAAGGATTTTTATCTAACAAAAAAGGTTACCACCGTACTTCTGCGGTGATAACCTTTTTTTATTTCTGTTCTCTGCTTATTGATTTTTACTTATCATTTACTTTCTCTTCTAACTGAACATAAGCATTCCATAACTTTGAAATTGTCTGTTCCTGAACTTTACAAGCTTCTCTTAAATCTTCTATCTCTTTTTTTAAACGGTCATTTTCTTCTTCTAATAATTCCATCTTTTTCTCTATCATATCTCTATCTCCTCCAGAT